AAGAATCTAGTCCAACCCTTTCTTTCCGGTGCTGAGTGGTATAAATCATAAAAATCATTTTTCCCTTTTGGTGTGCCAATAAAGATGGCATACCCCTTCCTGTCACTAAGTGCTGGTCTTACTACCTCAGAGAACATCTTTGGGTTCATCTGAGCAAATTCGTCTAATACAACTCCGTCTAAATAAATTCCCCTGAGAGTGTCATAATTGTCAGCCCCATATAACTGTATCCTAGCTCCCATAAAGTCAGCTCTTAGTTCAGCTTCGTTGAACTTAACTTCAGGAAATACAGCACATAGTCTCTTCAATTCATCCCAAGCAACTGTCTTAGCCTGCTTGAATAGTGGTGCTATGTAAGCATAACGTGGTGCTGGCTTACCGTTTATTACATTCTCTACCGAACTCTTAATCAGCTGGTTAATAGCAAATACTGTTTTACCAAACCTACGATGACAAACCACAACATTAAATCTATCCAAATGTGTGTGTATTTCATTTTGCAATTCCCTCGGTGTGTAAGGAATTATTATTTCTTTGCGTTTCTCTTGTTGTTCCATCCTTATTCAAATATCCCTTCTTCATTAATATTGTTCTGGACAGGTTTTCAGCAACTTTATCTGATAAATTATTTTCTGCTATCAATCTTTGTTTCAAACGAGAGTGAATCCTAGAAAGCATTAGTGAACCTTGTCGTCTTTGTCCCTTAAAAACTGGTTAGCATCTGCAATATCTGCGGCATCCTCTGCCCATTTAATGTCAAAGGTTCTGTCTTCTACAACAACAGTATGTTTCGGACTCCAGCCTGCTTGAGTCTTCAGCCAAAAGGTTGTCATACTAGGAGATTCTCCACTAACAGCCATTTCATAGGCAACACCCGCAACTCTGGCAGTCCTTTTCTCTTTTCCTACTAATAAGTTGTGGGAATAGTATTTTGTGAGGGTAGCATTGGAAATACCCATGATTTTGGCAATAGTATGCTGGTCCAGTCCTATACAAACCATCTCTTCTACCTTAGAATAGTCGTCATCTGTAGGTTTATACGTCTGTCCACGCTTAATTCTGGACTTTTTACCTCCAGCAGCTTTAGAAGATGCAGAAAGACCTCCGGTTGGTCGGCCTTTTTTGCGTTCTAGCTTGATTACTGCGTCAGCAGGTACTATTCCTTTAGCTGATGCTACAGCATAACGTAGCTCTTCTTCTAATTGCTTCTCTATTTCTATGATTTCATCTTCTGAATCAACAGAAATTTCACCTTTTTGAGCCATACTATATATTATACCATTATTAAAATATTGCTTTCCTATACTAAGCTTAAATCCTAGATTTTTTTAAAAGTTTTTCTTCTGGTTGTATTATGTTCTGTTGGTTTCATCAGAAGTGTGTTTCTTTATAAATCTAACTAGGAATGTGTGTAGAGCTTACTTCAGAAAATTAAGCAATATTATACCATAAAATTCACCTTATGTTTACTAAGAATACAATTATAGGCCGAAATTAGCTGAAAAATAATAATTTTACTTACGGGTCAGTTCGGCCCATGGAGAAAAATTCAGAAAAGGGTGGGGTACACCTCGCACTTCGGGGATTCCTACCCACGAATATTTCATCTCTTTTTGGACTCTCTTTCGCCTAAATCATGGATGGAATCATGGATGGAAGCATGGATGGAAACTGTAAACTAACACTTTACACTTAATGCCCTCATGGATGGAATCGTGGATGGAAAATTCTTCGGTCATGGATGGGCTATATTCTTATGTAATTACATTGTAATAAACCCTACATCTAAAGTTTTATTTTCATAAAAGTATTGACACCGGGTATCAATTCGTGGTTAAATGCAATTACTGGAATTTACCAGCATTGAATAAAGGACCAAATATGTTAAACGATACAATGACAATAGAGTATGCAAATGAGGTATTCGATAATCTAATCGCTGGACCTGACTGCCTACTGGATGACAATGGCCGGGCTTATGATTTAGATATAGCGTTACCAGTAGTTAAAAACTGGCTACTTGAAAAAATGAATGACAACTACCTACGTTGGCTAGGCGGTATGATTAGTGATGATGAATACAAGGATACAATGGGTGAGTATTCAGACCTTGCTAGTATGATATCTGACAACAACTGGCTCATTAGCCCTAGGCTCTAAACCGGCCCGCCCTACTAAGCCCCTTAATTGGGGCTTTTTAGGTGAAAGCATAGGTTAAGCGGCTCTACCTTAAAGAGCCGGCAAATATAAGGAAATAAAATGATGAAAATTAAACTAGACGATACATATATTGACATTGAGTTAAGCAGTTATGACAAGCACCTGCATGGTAAACACGTTAAGGCCGGCAATAGAAAGCCTTATTGTGTGGCTTACATGTCCTTGAAGTCAGACGAAAGATTTGAGCCTTTAAGGGATAAATTGGAAGCCCTTGTGTACATTAACTTAATGAATTACATTGAGCCGGCACTTGAGTTTAATGTCGTGGAATATGACGTTGACAACGTGTCAAGTAACAATGTGACTGGCGGTTATTCTCACGATAAAATAGATGAGTTAATGCGTGACCTTTCAGATGGAATACGTTACCACGAAATTAACCCGCTCTATGTATAGCACTCACGCTTCCAAAATTGCCCAATACGGGCTTAACTCACCGCATGGCACTCATAATGTCATGCGGTTTGCACTTTGCACTATAAGGAAGCCTACAAGCGGTTGCCTTGACCAAATTAAAGATATTGAGATTAATGGCCTTGAGTCAAGGCATTTAAATTTTGGCAATACCGTTACTAAGCGTGACGGTTTGGCCTACATGATAAAACATAAAGTAAGGATACATAAGGACCTAAACGAATTCGCAAAAAATGGCCTTGATGATGTCGATAACATAGCACATGCCATAGATTATTTAATGGCCATACCAAATATAGGTATGGTTAAAAGTGGCTTCATATTGCAAATGCTGGGCTTTGATGTGGCCTGTATTGATAGTCATAATTTAACACGCTTGGGCTGGAAGCAGTCGCAGGTTAGTATTCCAAAAACTTTGAAATACGAAAGCAGAATTAAAAAGATTAAAAAGTACGTCAAGTTAAACCAGATTAAGGGTACAGAATATTGGTGGAATTCGTGGTGTGATTATGTGGCCGGTAACGTTGGCAACAGGGCACTAACTACCGGTGAAGCGGTAAGTGAATTCCACGTACAATGTGTTATAAGGTAAGCGGTAGGCCTTAACTACCGGATAATATAAGGATAAAAAATGTTTGACTTTGAAAAAAATGAAAAGCGGGCTTTAGCACGCTGGGAAAATGTCACAGATTTTGAAGTGAATCAAATTCGTGATTTTAGGGAAAGCCTAGGCGTTGATTTTAATAACGAAAGGGAAGCCTATTACACCGTCGATAAGCCGGTCAAGGGCTGGTGTGATTTGATGGTCGCTTGGGATAATGATTTTGGCAGTCATTTACCCTTTCAAATGGGCTGGTTTGGATATGGCACAGAATATGAAGCCCTTGATGTGGCATATAATAATGCCGTTGAACTGGGCTTACCGCTTAACTATACAACTGAAAGCGGTCAGCGTATTTTGATGTAAGGACCAAAAAAGAAGCCCCGCTTAATTGCGGGGTTTTTTTCGTCTGGGCTAAATATACCCCTACCCTACCCCTTGCTTACCTAATAAAAGTGCCTGTATGGGCAGATTTGGAAGCCTAAGAGCACTTTTTTCACTTATTTTATTCATAAAGTCAACATATTTAAAATTAGGTGTGGTAAAATACATTTACTGAAACGAAAATAATAACCTAAAATACAGGAGTACAAAATGAAAGAAAAGACAAACAAGTATATGAACTGGAACAATAAAGAGATTGAACTTAACAAGGATGGATTCATTAAGAAATGGACCGACCACGTTGAGGGCCTTTATGGATTGAAAAGTTGGCGTGATATTGACGGAACTACAGCAAAGTATGATGAGATTATGGGCCTTGTGAAAGAATTGGCCGGACATACTTTCGACTTGAAAGCGGATGATGTACATATTTATTATGGCATGGATGGTGTAGAAAGCCACAGAGTAGGAAAGAAATATTTAATTAAAGACGGAAAGGAGGTAAAAAATGTTTAGAGAAATATTTAATATGGAGGTTTTTGGTATAAGTAACTGTTGCCATGAGCCAATTTATACACCAGATGTAGATGGTATTGGGCTTTGCTCATACTGTGGTGAATGGGCCGAATTCATCCCTCAAGACATACCTATGGGTATTCGACCAATTCCAGAATTTGAGGAGGAAGAATAATGGAAAAAATAACAACATGGTTTGTTTTTGATTGTGAAAATGGAGGTACTATTTACTCTGGGCTAGACCAAGAAAGGGCACAGGAATTAGCGTTCCAGTATCCATCATGGTCTATTGGCTGGGAAACTACTGATGTAATTACACCAGCAATTAAACTTGTAACTAAGGAGTATCCGGATGGGAGTAATTAAAGAATACCTGTTGGATGATGGTACTGTAACAACTGTTGCAGAGGTCATGGAACGGACTGGGCTGGCTTACACCGGCTCAGCCAACAGGCTAAGATTATTTACTTGTCCGGCCCAAGTATTCGAGTCAAGAAAACAACAGGGTATACCTAAAGGAACGACTCTCAAACGCCCAGAAGAATGGGTTAATGAGCCAGACAAGGTATGTGCTGGTATTCCTTATGATTGTGCTTACATGGATGGAAATATTGACGAAAGAGGTTTTGTGTTTGACAGATATGGTAACATGATGTCTGCAAGACAAAGAAAGGCCCTTGCTAAATACAGGGCTAAACTACGCCAGCAATGGCTTAACAATAGAGGAAAATAAAATGAAAACTTGGAATATTGAACTTACTTTGTACAGAAGTTTTGATGGTACAAAAGAAGAAGCAGAAGCAAAAGCAAAGGAAGAATTTGAATGGTATGATTCACAGTATGATGGCGACCAAAATGTATTCTTTCCAAATGATGTACACATTGAGGAGGTAGGAAAGTGAGTACAGAATGGTTAATAAAGTTTGAGCGAGAACTCATAAGAAAAAATAAGGCACGTGCAACTCTAAGAGCAGAGTTGGATGATAAAATTGAACAACTAAGGATACTTCAAGATAGTATAGACAAATTGATTGATGATACCTTGGGTGGTAACCAGCCCTCTAGGGAGGATGTTGAATGGGATTTACTGGACCAGAAATTAAATGGAGGAAAAGAAAATGAGTAAGATGGGAAATTTTAATATATGGTTTGAACAGGAGGGCTATGATTATGATGATGAAAAATCAGTACAAAAAGCCTATGATGACTATATGAAAACTGACCAGTACCTGCGAGAGCATGATGAACAGGAAAAACTACGTGCTGGTGCTCTTAAAAATTCATAATATATGTAACATCAGAAGTATGATAAAATTAGCCACAATTCTAAGAATCATGCTTCTGATGAAACCAACAGAACATAATACAACCAGAAGAAAATGCTTAGTATTACTAAGAGTGTGACAGGTTTTTCTTCCATTTTTTCCTGTTGCACTGTTAGTAGTATTAACTACTAGGGCCGGCCTACCCTTTAGGCCATGATGTTAACTATAAAGGAGTTAAAAGTATGAGTAATTATATACCATTAACAGGTGAAACTGTTTTCAACAAGGTTGGTACACCAGACAATTTCAAAGGTCAGAATAAATATACTTTGACCATTGCTTTGGATAAGGATGGTAAGAAACTTGCTGAAAAGAACGGACTTGCTACTAAGGAGTATGAGGGTAAAACCCAACTGACTTCCAAACGCAAGGTGGATTTTGGACAACCTAAAGTATATAACTCTGACAAGGAAGAAGTAGATGCTACACACCTTTCTTTGTTTGGGGATAAGGTTACAATGTTAGTTAAAAAAGGTAAAGAGCCTTATGATAACTACACATACCTTGAGCGTATTAGAGTGGAGGAAAAAGCGGATGGTGTTTCTGACTACGACCCTGCTGAATTCTAATTTGTGACATATACCAAAGGGGTATAATATTAGGGCTACTGTAATGGTGGCCCTATTTATTTGGAGGAGGAAAAATGGGAAAAGACAAGAACAAACTGATACGTAAGGAACAATGCCCAGACTGTAAGGACAAGGGCAAGGATACAAGTAAGGACAATCTGGCTATCTATTCTGATGGTCAAACACATTGCTTTGCGTGTGGCAAACATGGATTTGTAACACACTCTAAAAGTAAGCCAATTCAAATTGAGGACACCAAAGAAAAAGACGATAGTTGGATGCACGAATATCGTGGTGAATTCTATTCGCTTCCAGACAGGAAACTGAGGGCCGAAACTTTAGAAAAATATAAAATTAAAGTAGAAAAAGACAGTAAAGGAAATATAATCAAGCACCACTATCCATACCATAATCAACAAGGTGAAATGGTTGGTATGAAAACAAGGATTGTGGCTAACAAGAAATTCTATGGCTCTGGCGACACATCCAATACTAATAAACTTTTTGGTCAGAATTTATTTAGGGCCGGAGGTAGATTTGTTACTGTTGTTGAGGGTGAGTTGGATTGTCTTAGTGCTTATGAAATGTTTGGCTCAAGGTGGCCTGTCGTTTCTATTAATAATGGTGCTCATTGTGTTGCCAACATAAAAGCCAACATTGAATGGCTGGACTCTTATGAGAATGTAATTTTATGCTTTGACAATGACGAGGATGGTCGAGAAGCGTCTAAAAAGATTGCACCCATACTTGGGCCTAACAAATGTAAAATTTTAACTCTTGCTAAGCATAAGGATGCCAGCGACTACCTAACTGCTGGTGATACCAAAGCATTTACTGATGAATGGTGGGAATGTCCAAAATATACAGTTAGTGGTGTTGCTACTGTTGAGGAAATGCGATTGGCCCTCATGGATTATAGAGATACAGAACTAATACCCTTGCCGGAGTCATTCGGAAACTTGAATTATATGATGAGAGGTGGTATAGCCAGAGGTGAGTTGGTAAGTATTATTGCTCATACTTCTATTGGCAAGACTACTATACTTAATGAACTTATATACCATTTTGCTACCAAGACAGAAGAAAAGATTGGTTGCTTCATGGTCGAGGATAACATAGACGAAACAATTAGAAAGGTAGTGAGTGTACATACCGGTGAAAATCTACAACTGGTCAAGCCAGAGGATTTGAATGTGGATAATATAATGGATGAAGCATTGGATATTGGTTTCGCTTCCAAAATACAACTACATAATGATGGTGGTGGTAGCATTGACTTGGAGGAAATGTTTTCCAAGATTAGATTCTTTGTTAAGGGATTGGGTTGTTCTGTCATTCTGGTAGACCCACTACATACTGCCATTAAAAATCTTTCCAATGAGAATATTGAGGAGGTCATGGATAGATTTATTAAACTCTGTAAGGAAACAAAAGTAGCAGTCATATTAAGTACCCACACAAGGAAGCCAGATGATGGCTCTCATCCTCACAAAATTAGCGAATATGACGTGAAAGGTAGTGGAGCAATACCACAGGCTTGCCACACTAATATTCTATTCTCTAGGGATAAATTAGCAGAGGATGAATACACCAAAAATTCAACCAGAATTCGTGTGCCGAAATTAAGACGTACTGGGCAGACAGGTGAGGGAGGATGGGCCTACTTCAATCCAGACAAGGCACGCCTAGAGAAAGGACACAACCCAGACATGGGTAAGGATAATGATGCGGACTTTTAGTTGTGACATAGAAACTGATGGTCTAAATCCTAGTGTTATCTGGTGCATAGTAGTACAGGATGTACACGACAATCAGATTATTACATTTCATGGTGACAGCCTTAACCTATTCAAGCCATTCATAGAGAGTGAAGCAATGACTCTTATATTTCACAATGGTATAGCATTTGATGTTCCGGTCTTAGAGAGATTACTAGGTATTGTCTTTGATGATGGAAATTATAATGTTATAGAGATAGAGGATACATTGATAATGAGCCAACTGGATGAGCCACGCAGGGAGGGTGGACATTCCCTTGCAAATTGGGGTGAGATTATGGGGTTTGAAAAAGGTGAGCATGAGGACTGGTCCAAATTCTCTGATGAAATGCTGGAGTATTGTAAGAGGGATGTCCAAATCACCACTAAATTATATAAACTTATGATGCAGAAAGGATTGAGTAAGGATGCCAAGCAGTTGGAGTATGCTACCAAGAAGCAATGCTCTTTACAAGAAAAGACTGGATGGATGTTTGACAATCATAGTGCTATGACCTTACTGCAAGAAATCAATGAGGATTTACGTAAGACCGAAGTACAAGTACACAGGACATTCAAGCCATTGCCTGTATGGAAAAGTAAACAACCAGTAAAAAATAAATTCAAGAAAGACCGCACAAGAACTAAAGGATACCAAGCGGAGGTGGATTTGCAATGCCACACCAATGATGCTGGTGACTACGGATACTATGCGTATCCGGAACTAAATCTAGGTAGTAGACAGCAGGTAGGCAGACATCTTATGCACTATGGATGGAAGCCGGAGGTCTTTACAGCGACAAAACTACCAAAGGTGGATGAGTCTACATTAAAAGACGTGGACATACCAGAAGCAAAACTCATAGCACGTTACCTCATGCTACAAAAAAGACAGGGCCAAGTGAATTCATGGATGGACGAATTTAATCCAGATACAGGAAGAATCCATGCAAGAGTACATACAATGGGTACTGTCACACATAGAATGAGTAGTAGTAATCCTAACCTACAACAAGTGACTGCCAGTGGTAAGGAATATGGTGCAGAAATGAGAGCACTATTCATTGTGCCGGAAGACAAAGTGCTGGTAGGTGCTGACCTCTCTGGTCTGGAACTAAGATGTCTGGCCCACTATATGAAGGATGACAAATATACCAAAGAGATTGTGTCTGGTGACATCCATACCGCAAATCAGAAAGCAACAGGATTAGACAATAGGGATAAGGCTAAGACATTTATATATGCTTTTCTTTATGGTGCAGGGGATGCCAAGATTGGTAGTATAGTGGGCGGTACTTTAAAGGATGGAAAAAAACTCAAGGATAATTTTCTTAAAAATACACCGGCCCTTAAGAAACTAAGGGAAGTTGTAAGTAGAGCATCAGACAAGGGATACTTGAAGGCCCTTGATGGTAGACGTGTGCTGGTTAGAAGTCAACATGCCGCCTTAAACTTCCTACTACAAAGTGCAGGAGCAATCATAGCCAAGAGGGCATGGGAAATATTCCATATTATGGCAGAACATGAGGGCTTCGAGTACAAACAACTTGGTGTTATACATGACGAAATTCAGATTGAGTGTAATCCAGATGATGCAGAAGCACTAGGATATTTAATCATGGATGCTATGGAAGCAACAACAGGATACTATAAATTAAATTGTCCAATAACAGGAACGTATAAAATAGGGAGGAACTGGAATGAAACACACTAAGGATAAAATAAATCCAGATTACTACACAAAAGGAATAGAAACAATCGACTATATTATTTCTCATTCTATGAATTACTTAGAGGGAAATCTGGTAAAATATGTCACACGGTACAAACACAAGAACGGACTCGAAGACCTACTGAAAGCACAATGGTACTTGGACCGTCTTATAAAGAATTATAATGAGAAGGGAGTAAAAGATGAGACTAGGTAATAGTAAGGGAATTAATACACTCATACCAGATGTGTATGAGGTAATGAAGTCAAAGGATTATTCTGGAGACTTAGACGTTATTGCAATGCAAGCAGGGCGTGAGGTAGAGGAAGCAATTAAAAATGCTTTCGAGCCTTATGAGCAGAAGACAAACTTAAGAATGTCTAGCATAGGTCGTTGTGAAAGGGCACAGTGGTATGCTGTGAAAGGGTACACACCGGAGGAGCTGGAAGGAAGTGTGTACCTTACCTTTCTACAAGGTCATATACTGGAAGCCATGTTGGTTGCATTGATTAAGTTGGCAGGCCATGATGTTCAGGACCAACAGAAGAAACACACTGTTGAGGATATTAATGGCTCTCAAGACTGCACTATAGATGGTGAGCTGGTTGACATCAAGACTGCTAGTGCATGGTCCTTTGACAATAAGTTTAAAGAGACTGGCTTGACTGATGATGGCTTCGGCTATGTCAAACAGTTGTCTGCTTATGGTAAGAATGACAACAGAGAGCATGGCTACTTCTTGGCGTTCAATAAGAATAAGTCAACACTTAAATTGTGCAGGCAGGAACTAGAGCAGGATGTGGATACTTATATAGTAGACCTGAAAGATAAGATGGAATCTGATGAGCCGCCTATGAGAATAGCCAAGGCTACTACTTATAGTAAAGCAGAAGGCAAAGAAAAGCTTTGCATGAACTGTGCTTTCTGTGGCTTCAAAGAAGACTGCTACGGTAGTCTGGTTGCCAAGCCAGTACCGTCTGGTAAAATAACCAATTACTTTGTTGACACAAACGGAGCTGACTTTTGAAACTACTTCCTGAACTGAAGGCATACATCGCATCTCGGTATGATGTATGCCTTATTTGTGACGAATTGGAAATTGAGCCAGAAGAACTCTTAGATAAATTTGAAGAAAGATTAATTGCCAAGAAGGATAGATTTCTGGAAGATTTTGAGGAACAGTATTGAAACGAAACACATTCCTCTATTGGTTAGTATTTAAGATAAGCTACCATGTTACCTTTATATATTATATAGTTAGAAATCTTTTCACAAGGCATGAAAAATAAGAGACACCCAATAAAGAACAAATTAAAATATGCCTTAAGGTACGACAGACTATGGCATACTAAAAAAATTATAGACAAGAAGAAAGAACATAAAAAAAGAGGAGAATACATTGAAGACACTACCGAATGACTATCAGAATTTTATAGCACTAAGTAGGTATGCTAGGTGGTTGCCGGAAGAGAAGAGAAGAGAGACTTGGGAAGAAACTGTTGCTAGGTACTTTGACTTCATGGAGGAACACCTTAAAGAGAATACCAATCAAGAACTAGAGCCAAAGACTAGAAAGATATTAGAGAAGGCTGTACTGGATTTAGAAGTTATGCCTAGTATGAGAGCCTTGATGACAGCAGGTAAGGCATTAAAGGAAAATCATATAGCAGGATATAACTGTGCCTACCTTAGTGTGGACCATCCAAAAGCATTTGATGAATGTCTTTACATTCTTATGCACGGCACAGGCGTAGGATTTAGTGTCGAGAGACAGCACATACAAAAACTACCAGAAGTACCAGAAGAAATATTTGATGTTGAAGATGTAATAGTAGTAACAGATTCCAAGGAAGGTTGGCAATCGGCCTTTAGAAAATTAATAAGCTATTTATATAATGGTGAGTCACCTCTATGGGATACATCTAAGGTCAGGCCTAAAGGAGCTAGGCTTAATACATTTGGTGGTAGGGCTAGTGGCCCAGAGCCTATGATTGATTTGTTTATGTTTGCTACACAATTATTTAAGGAAGCAGTGGGCCGGAAGTTGACATCTTATGAGTGTCACAGGCTGATGTGTAAGGTTGCAGAGATTGTAGTGGTGGGTGGTGTTCGTAGGTCAGCATTAATAAGTCTAAGCAATCTAACTGATGAACGTATGCGTGGTGCTAAAACTGGACAGTGGTGGGTAGACACACCAGAGATGGCCTTGGCTAATAATAGTGTATGTTATACAGAGAAGCCGGACATGGGAATCTTTATGAAAGAGTGGCTGTCATTATATGAGTCTAAGTCTGGTGAGCGTGGTATATTTAATAGAGAAGCGGCAATTAAACAGGTGACTGCTACAGGTAGAAGAGATACTGAACATGAATTTGGATGTAATCCCTGCTCAGAAATTATATTAAGGGATGGACAATTCTGTAATCTGACAGAGGTTGTCATTAGAGCAGAAGACACAAATAGGGATATACTTAGAAAGGTTAGACTGGCAACAATACTTGGTACATTTCAAGCATCATTAACAAATATTAGAAGGCTAAGAAAGAAGTGGACTAACAACACAGAAGAGGAAGCACTCTTGGGTGTTTCACTTACCGGCATCATGGATAATTCATTTATGAATGGCAGTACCGGTGACAGCAAAGACCTGTCTACGTATTTGAAAAAACTAAAAAAAGAAGCAATCAAAGTTAATGTGGAATGGTCAGAACTATTAGGTATTAATCCTGCTACCGCCATTACTGCTATTAAACCAAGCGGTACAGTAAGTCAGTTAGTGGAT